TTCTTCTAACCAGTCTTCGTTTTCTTCAAATCTTGCTTGTGCTGGTTCGTTATTATCAAACCAATCTGCCTGTTTCTGCATTTCTCTTTTCCACATTAGCATTTGAAATAAATGTTTAAACATTACTTTGGTGCTGGTACTCTATATTGCCCTTCTTCCTGAACATTACTGAATATAGGGTCTTTTAGTTCTCTATTTTCTGGTAGTATATTTATAAGTTGTTCTACTTCTTCTTCTAATAGTTCTAAAGCCTCGTTAAAAGAAGTATGTCTTATACTATCTATAGACATATCAAAAACTATTCTAGGATAGTCTCCTAAATTTCTATCAGATAACCACTGGTTTCCATCAAGATTTCCTGCTAAAACTGTCCAATTTGTCATTCCTGGGTTAGTATCATGTTTATCTTTTATTTTTGTAGACTTACCATTTTCTACATAAGTTGTATAACCTTCTCCACTGTTCCATATGAATCGTATGAAATAACGTGGTTTGTTCTTTGAGTTATGCCAAGCAGTCCATCCATATTTAGGAGGCTGTACTTCATAACTATCCCAATACCATTTATTAGAAATTAAAAGTTCTTCATTAAAGTACTGTATAAATTTATATTTTGCTCTATCAGGTATAGGTCTTGTCCACGGATAGCTATTATTAAAGGTTGCTTGCACAGTATTAGACTTAGTAGTATATCCTATTTTATCAGCATAATCATTGGTATTTGTTTCTTCTATTCTGCCATCATTGACTGCCATAAGTTGTCTAAGTCTATGATAACTATTATTTGGCATTGGTACTGATTTAAAAGTTTGAGGTAATTTTAATAACCTTTCAGTCATTACATCTAAATGTTGTAATAATCTATAATTTTTGAGGTCTACTTGTTTTATCATTTTTCATCTTTTTTCTCGCTTGGAGCTGTAACTGTTCGATAGTATATTACTACTTCTCCTAGTTGATTGATGTACCTTTTTAACTCTTGCATATCTTCTGACATGACTTTGTAATCTCCAATGGTTGTTCCTACAAAGAGTACTTCTCCATTGTTTTGTTCTTTCATTTCATCCAAGAACTGGTCTAGGTAGGTATAACCTTCAGGCCACTCTGGATTTTCTGTATCTTCTTTGAGACAGGACTTTGGTCTTTTCATACTGCCGTCATCTTGTACTCTTTTAATACATGGATTTGCTATTCTTGCATTTGATACTACCCACCACTGAGGAGCTGTAAGCTCTAATGGTCTGGGTAAGTCTGGTTGCATGATGTCAATTTCTAGTGGTTTAGATACTATCTCTACTTTTTTAGTAGGAAGTAAACTACAACTACTTATCGTCAGTGCTAGGCACAGTAAGCTGGTATAACTTTTCTGTATCATCTTCCATTCCCTCCATCACTTTTTCACTACCATTGTTGAACCTGTTTGACATAAGTCCAGGCTTTTTCAATGCTAACATATCTAAATTGTGTCTGCTAAATATTGCAAGATACTCTGCTTTTTCAGCTTCTATTTCTGAGTTTCTTCTAGACATATTCATAAGAGACTTACCTTGTTTTTCATAAGACTCTCTCAGTGTGTCCATTGCCTCTTGCTGGGCTTGTACTGCATTTTCTAACTTAATATTGTTTTCTTTTAAGGTTTCATTCTGACTGTATAGAAAGTAACATAGACCTCCTAATACAACTAATCCACCTATAGTTAATTGGTTCATAGTTCTGTTATCCTATAGTTTAATCCCTCTGCGCCTCGTATTTCTACTAGTTCTCCATCTTGTGTGGTGAATGAGAGGAATTTTTCTTGTTTTTTGTGGAATTTTTTGACTACAAAGCTCTGGTCGTCTGCGTCTCCCCATGTGTGATTATAACTAACATCTAGTTTATAATATGTAATGAACAGGGACTTAAACCAGTTCCACCACGCTTTAACTTTTTCTTTAAACTCTTGCATATTCTTTAATATATCCTTTGATTGATACTATTTTATCAGTATCTCGATTGAATACTATACCATAACACCAAGGCTTGAGAGCATGTGAGTGTGGGTATTGTATTCCTACTTCATCACACCATTTTATTACTTCATAATGATTTTTAGTAGTAATAAATATATCACTCTGATTAAACTCTTGTTTTTTACTATATGTTCTACTATAGCACCAAACTTCTGAGTATTTAGGTAATTTTATACTTGTTTTTAGGTGTTTAACTAGTATTTTTAGTATTATTTCCTTACTATTTAGTCCATATTTAAGTCCATAGTGTAAGGGTCTATTTAGTCCGACTCCTTTTATTCCATACTCCTCCAACGGAGGTCGTTTATTATATCTGTATAGACTAATACTAGGTTCTTTGTAAGGTTTTCTATATCCATCGTACTTTCCAATAAGATTTATTTCATCATAAACCACATTGGGAAATACGCTAAGTAATTCACTTAATATTTCCTTTCCTTCTGGTAGGGTAGTTGAGTAATCCACTCTTACTACTTCTTCTTTACACCATACTTTATCTGTATAGTTAATGAGATAGTTTAAATGTGGCTCCATTCACTACCTTCATATAGTAATGCTTCTGCTTCCCTTCTTCTAATAAGTCCTTCTAGTACTTTACCGCCAGCTTTGTTCCACCTTTTGATTTGAGCTGGGACTCCAGCATGGTCGCTAGAGTTGATGACTTTCAACATAGTTGAAGCTTGAAGGTTGCCATTACCGAGATTGAACACCCAAGACACAATTGCATCGAATTGATTCTGAGATAGTGGAACAGATACTGCTGTGTTCACATAGTTTTCATACTCTACTATTTCTTCATCAAACAATTCATCAGCTCTGGACTGTGATATGCTCATTCCTTCTACAGCTGTTTTGATGTGACCATAACCAATAGTCCATACACCAGCAGCACACTTATATGCTTCTAGTTCACAGCCTTCAAATTTTTTAATTAAACTTTTTCCTTCTTCTGATATTTTCATATTTTTCCTTATAGGTTGGGGAGCCGAAGCTCCCCAAATACATTCTGACAGTTTACGAGAGAACAACAATGCTATTCATCATTATGCCACCGAAGGCAACTACGAGAGTGTAATTTGCAACCATGTTGCAGAACTCTCCATTCTCACATATACTATCACGAACTTTTGCTAATGTTTTCATTAATTAATCTCCAAGATTTTTCTCTTGGAATCTGGAGCTCGTGTTAGTTGGATTGTCAGTAATCCGTCTTGTAGACTTACTTCATCTACTTGTAGGTCAGCGTTTAGAATAAATCTTCGTTCAAAAGATTTCAGACTTAGCCCCTGATGAACAAATTGTTCGCCAGCTCCCAGTTTCTGTTCCTTTTTACCCTTGATGTGGAGTTCTTTGTTATCAAAAACAATCTCCAACTCATCTTTTTTCCAACCTGGTACTGCAACTTCTATACGATAGTCGCCTTCCCTTTCGATTAGGTTATATCTCGGATATCCACTCTCCGTATAAGACGGTAGTGTAGGCATATCCAATCCAAGCCAAAATTTACTTAAATCTATACTCATAATTTTCTCCATAATTCCTTTTCAGTAAATACTCGCATCTCCAAAAACGGTAGATGCACCAATACGCAAGTGAAACCTATCACTTACAAAATAATTATATCAAAATTTAACCTTGATGTCAAGAACTATTTTTCAGAGTCATCGAACTCTAAGATTCCTTCCTTTTCCAAATAGTCTATCGTGGTTTGTATTCCGAATTGTTTTCCTAGTGTATAAGCAAGATGTACACTCATCACTAGAAAAAATAAATAGTATATGTCATTTTCATTCATAGATATATTATAGCAACTTTCCAAGCATAAGTCAAGAATAATCTGTAACATACCTAAAAATAGTTCTTGACATCAATTAAAAATTTTTGTATAATATCTGTATGATAAAATATCTAGAAAATACACTAAATATTACAGACAAGCATAAATTTTTGTTTTATGACAATCTGAATTATAAATTTTGTCTAAACTTCACTAAAGATGATGAACTTGGAATGTTTGCGTCTCATTTTATTACTAAGAATGAACCTAGTGTAGATGGTATACACGGAACTCCTTTGAACAATGAAGAAGATAGACTAGAGATGATACGTATTTTTTATGATATACTCAAACAATTTGATATGCCAAAACCAGACTTTATCAATAGACTTTGTATAAATATAAACTATCACAGGAATGTAGATGTTAAGCGACATTTTGACTTTCATCCACAAGAACCAAGATGTTATAGTTTAATTACTTATTTAACTACAAGTCCTTATGCAGATACTTATGTGTGGGATGAAGATGGTAAGAAGCATACTTTTGAAGCAAGAGGAGGTTGTTCCCTTCTCATTTCAAATTTAAAACATTCATTTAAACTGCCACAAAATGGTATAAGGTCAGCACTTGTAGGAACATTTAGATATGATAATTGAAGATAAAAATTTCATCAGTCAAGGTCTAAAAGACCAAATACAAATGTATCTAGACCAGACATACTATCGACTACTGCCATGGAATGTAGACCCAGCACACGCGAGTCCATTCTTTGTTGCAGACAAGATGGCATTGATTGATGAACATGAGACTGAGTGGATTGATATTCTTGATGCGTTCTGGAATAAACATTTCAATCAAGATGTAGACCCAGATAAGATAGAAACACTCAGAATTAATAACACCTTTCCCAATGGACAGGTCAAATGTTTACCTCATCGCGACCATAGTGGAGATTATTACAATTTTCTACTTTGTCTCAATGAACCTCTAGATGATACTTCAGCAACAGTAGTCATAGGAGAAAAAGGTAATATACAGCACGTTTGCTATCCAGAGCAATGGAAAGCATTAGTATTTAAAAATCGTACTCACTTTCATTATTATCCGAAAGTGGGACACAGAACAATGATGGTAGCAACAATTTATGAATAAAGCATGGACAATGGTAGAAAAAGATTTTTTGAAAAGACACTACAATCGTATGTCAACAGAAGATATTGCAAAACAGCTGGACAGAAGTACGTCACAAATCGCATCACAAGTATACTATCTACGAAAACGTGGATGGACTTTTCACAGGAGGGCAGATGCCAAGAGTTGAGTTAAAAGGAATGAGTTTCGAAAAAGGACTTCGAATCTTTCGGAAAAAGTGTGATAACGCTGGGATAAAAGAGGAGTGTAGAAACAGAAAATATTATATAAAACCCAACGCTAAAAGAAATGAAACGAACAATTATCGAAAGCGTTCACGAGAATTAGAGGCACGAAAACTCTTTCAACGAGAGAGACTTCGTAGAATTACAAAGCGTTCATGACCTCCATGAAAATTGATAGAACAAAATCACATCACAACTCAACTCCTCATACAATCATAAAATATTTTTCTGATATTTAACCCCGACCTAACCCACAATTTCATACCCCTTCGAAAAACACTTCTTGCATTATGATAAAAAGTGTGATAAAATATTATCATAAATTTGATATACAGTCAATACGAATTACCGATTACACTCGTTAGTCCTAACTGATGCTGAGAAGCTGGAACGAAGCGTAAGCGAGAGTGACAGCTGAGCATCTAATCTGGGACAATGACAGAGTGTTAATTGTATAAACAAATCAACAAGATACAACCAAGTATCAACTAAACTTAATTCTAAAGTTTATTAACTTTCAATCTAATCAACAATTACTAAAAACTTATCCTTAATTTACTAAACTTGTGCCAATTCAAAATTTTTTTGAGGCAATAAAAAACCCTCAATTAAGAGGGTTATCGATAACTTTCCCAAGTTGTCCCTTAGCCTTTAGATTGCATGAGGACTTCTTTGCACGTTGGGGTCTTGTATCATTCTTAGACGCTTTACCGAGAGTTCAGTTTTCCAGTCGTCTCCGAACTTTAGTCGTGCTTTATACCCGCTGGGACTTTCGAACAATTCTATCACTTCTGCATATAATCCATGCTCACTTATAATTTTCATGTTCTCTCCAGCTTTTACTAATTTACATAATCTCATTATTCTTCTCCTAGTGAATTTCTTAGTAGTTTTAGTACTGTTTTTGGTGATTTTTCTAGTCCTGATAGTTTTTCTACTGGTATTTCCAGTAAGTCTGCCATTTCTTGGACTATTTCTAGTTTCGTTACTGGTTTTTCACCAGTTTTGGTAGTATATTCAGTCTTTCTATAGACTCCTTCTCTTGATAGTTTACCTATAATAGATTTTACACTCTTATCTAGTTCTTCTGCTAGTTTTTCTACTGTATCTCTATCAGGTTTAAGTCTATATTGGTTAGTTATATACTCTACTTGGTCTTGTGTGTAGTTAATCATGTGTCTTTCCTCTCATAAGCATCCATTACTTCTTCTATAGACATCTGTGGTTGCACTATAGTAATATTCTTACCTTGTAGTTTATGTACTGCTCCGTTATTGTAGTAAACAAAATATCCCATACCAAAACCTAAGTCTCCAATATTTCCTTTGCATACATAGTGTTGAGATACTTGATTCCCCCACTCCTCTGCTGCTAGAAAAATTCTTCGTTTTTGAACTATGTCATCATATTGACTCATTATGCTCTCTCCCAGAATTGGTCTGCTAATTCATCCATTACTTCGTAAGGATAGATTGTTTCTCCATCTACTTCGTGTTCTTCGTGCCACTCGAAGTCATTATCACTACTGTTTAGACTAGGATATA